TGCTCTGCCCTCCGGTTATTAATCTCTTGAATCTTCTGCTCATTGCCTGAGGCTAGTGCTAGCTCATTGTCATAGCGTTTATTCATGGCAGCAATCTCATTGTTGATAGAGGTCTGGTACATGTTGCTGAAGCCACTTAGTAAAGTTCCTGTAAGCTGGAATGTAGCATCAATCTTTGCCTGCTTATCTGCTTCAGCCTTTTCTCTTGCTTTCTTTTCATCCTCAAGACCTTGCTCATATTGCTTTTGCCAAGCCTTCATCTGCTTCAGCCTGTTGTCATAACGCTTCTTCTCCTCATCCTCCTCACTTTTAGTGATGTCTTTTTGAAACTTAGCAATTGCATCCTTTGGCTTTAAGAATAGCTTTTGATAGGCTTTCTCATATTCTTGCACTGACCTTTCTGCTGTCAGCTTTGCTATCTCAACTTCTCTCTCACTTATGCCTATGCCTCTCTTCTGGAAGTCTTCCTTAATCTTAGCTACCTTCTGCTGATAGATAATTTCTTGAGCCATTCCAGCCTCTTTACCTGCTCCTTGAATCTCAAGTATTAATGTCTGTTGATCTTTCTCTAGCTGAGCAAGTTTAAGCTGATTCTGATACTGCTCTTTCGTTTGAGCAAGTTGTTCTTCTCTTGCCTTCTTAGCATTTTTTGCAGCTAATTCTGCTGCTGCCTTATCTGCTTTACTTTTGGCTGCTGCTGCTGCATCTGCTTTAGCTTTTTCATCACCTCTCAGCTTCAGCTCCTCCTTAATTGCTCCATTGACTCCATCAAGTGCAGCTTTCTGCTCCTTTGCTGCCTTTGCTTCTCTTCCGCTTGTTAATGCTCTGGTAGCTTGAACTGCTGAAAGATCAAGTAACCCAAGCGTACTAACTTTGATAAGCATCCCATATTTACTTATGGTCTTGCTGGTCTTGTCATACTCCCCTGCAACACTATTAAGAGACTTGAGCTTTTCATTATTAGCTTTTAATTCAGCCTGAAGCTGCTCATCTGTTAGCTTAGCTATCCTGCCCTTTGCCCCTTTATAAGACTCAACCTCAAGGTCAGCATTCTTTTTGCTTTCATCCTTGCCTAGCTTAAAGATTGAGTTAATTCCAGCCATGAAGTCGCTGGTAAGCTCAAGAGCTGACTGGAGGATAGGGCCTAACATTGTGCCTATCTGATTCAAGAATCCATCCCAGGCATCACCCAAGTTATTGACCTTGCCTCCTAGTGTTTCACTGATTGCTGCTGATGCTCCGGCTACTCCCTCATAGTCTCCTAGGCTGACTAGATAATCTCTTATAGCTTCGTTTGTGAACTTAGTCTGAGTTTCTACTCCTTGAAAGCTAAATGTAACCTGATCCCCTGACTTGCTCGCTAATATGCCAAACTCCTTTAGCCTTTCAAATTGTCCAGTTTGAGCATCAATTATTCCTTCAGCTAATTGGTCGAATGACTTGCCTGTAGATGAGGCTAGGTCACCTAGCTTACGCATCTGATTTACATTAGGTGTAAAGCCTTGGTTAGCCAGCTTTACAAACGATGCAGTGAGTTCTTGCACCGAAAATGGAGTTGTCTTAGCAAACTCCTTAATGCTCTCCAGAGCAACATTAGCAGCAGCTCCGCTTCCTAATGTGTTCTTAAGCACCGACCCCATCTTTTCAAACTCGGCAGTAACCTTAAACACTGACTGAGCAAAGCCTATTACAGCTTGAATGCTGAATGCTCCGGCTATTGCTGGGCCGATTGGCCCTAGGTTTTTAAGAAAGCCATCAATGCCACCGCCTGCCTGCTTGAATGCACCAGACATCTTACTGCCTGCATCGGAAGCATTGGAACTTGTCTTATTAAGTTCTGAATTGAACTTCTTTAGCTCCCTTATTGCATCCTGCTCTTCTGCCGTGATTTTATCAAAGCCCTGCTGTGCCTTGGATAGCTCAGTAGTGTCTATGACATACCTAATCTTAATGTCATTGCTGGAAATAGCCATGTGCTTAATGTTTGGCTCAAAGATATGAATAAAAAAAGCCACCCGATTGGATGGCTCTTTCCTCATGAGAACAAACAAATCTAACCCTTTACTCTGTTTTTCTTCTTCTTCAAGTCGCTAAGATAGGCATTATAAATCAAGTAGTACTCGTATACTGGCCTTTCGACCAGATGCTTAATTTCTCTAAGATGTCCACCTGTGATTGCAAACTGCTCATCAAATCGCTGTCGGTGCTGTCTAATGACTGAAGTGTAATAATGTGCCTCAGGTTGTTTATGTTTTGAAGTGTTTCGCCCTGTAAATAGGTCGGGAAATTCTGACTGTATTCGGTCAAAGAGGGCAGATAAGCATACTCTGGCAGCTTCAAAAAAAAACCCTCAACATCATTGTGCTTCATCCAATGCTCCATCTTGGCCTTATTGTATGGGTACTGGTAGTCTAGTGGGTTTTCCTCCTCATCAAAGTAGATGACTGTTGCCAGCTTAAGCTGCCTGGTCAAGCTCATGCTAATGTCAAGCTGCTCCTTTAGTCTAGATGCAAGGATGCCTATCTCATAAAGCTTCTTCTCATCCTTCTTTTTCCGGTCAGTGATTAGGTTTATTAGGCCATTATTCCAGCCCTTGAGGAAGTCAGGGTTAATCTGCCATAGTTCTTCGGTGAATATATCCCTGGCAGCTATTGCCCTTTGGAATGGCACATTGACTTCGGTGGTGAACTTGAAGTAATTGACTCCTCCAGATGTGAAGGCAAACTCAATCTGATCCCATCGCTCCTGTGGTGCTACTCCTCTGTAATGTATTCGGCCAGCTTCCCCTTGAAGAGGAGCTTCTTCTGCAATCGGTTCAGCAGGAGGAGGCACAGATGGTTTGCGCCTAAGAAAATTAAACATAAGTAGAAAGGGTAATTAAAGATTAGATAGCTGATGACCAGGTACTGCCAAGCACCAGAGCAGAAGGGGCATTCACCCAAAGGCTTTGCCCAGTTCATGGGTAGCCTCTGGATTTGGTAGAGATACCACTGCCCCAATGGGTGATCCTCCAGCAGGTAATCCAGAAACAAGGAGAAGGATGCGCTGAGTGCAGCTATGAGAAGCAACATCAGTAGGCTCGGCATCGTGTGGTAATTCGATGATGCAGCAGCCTCTACGCTTGCCACCGCAAGAAGATTCAATGTCATAGGTCAAGGGTGTCATTATTAATTGCGTTTATAGATATAATAATGGTCTCTAAGTTGGTGTAAGCTACTTGGAAGGTCAGGCAAATGCTGTCATAAATCTTTCCATCCAGTGCCATGAAGTCAATGACCTGGTTAGTGTCTGGGTCAATGAAGCCAATGGAGTACTGACCTCCGTAAGGGTTTAAGAAGCCCTCTGGTAGCCCTTCCATGTCTAGCTCAACAAAGCCATCAATGCCAACACTGAGCAGCTGCTGAATGGCTACATTGACTCCTGGCTTGATAATGTCAACCAGCACCGAATCATAGCCAATGGGAGCATAGATGTAGACAGCATCGGGGCAGCTATTGTAGGGCTGACAGATAGGGTAGCAATCATTGCAGCATAGTGCCATACTTTTCTAGATTAAAGTTGCTCGTGATTTCGGCAAAGTTAGAGAAAATAAAATATCGGAAGGCATCCAGAGCATGTGACTTGTCTGGGTTCTTGTTCTTCCAGCTATCAAGGCTACCCTGCCTGTCTACCTTGGCCTCCTTGAGATCAGTGACCAGGGCAGGACAGGCTTTCTCACTTATCGTGATCTTGGCCTTCTGGAAGATTAGTATAGTGATGAGCCTGCTTGCAATGTGGCTAGGGTTTGACTTAGGCACTTGCAGCTGCATGTCAACCAGCTGTAGGTAGTTCTTAATGATTAGATAGGCACTGATGTTGCCCTGAGTGAAGGCATTCCTAGCTGCACCAGAGGCATCACCATTGATGACATACATCATGTCTGGGTACTCTTGCTTGATTGTCTGGCATAAGGTTGATAGGTCACCTATGCGGTAGGTCTTCAGCACATTGATGGTGGCATAATTAGCTGACTCGCTCCCATACTTGATGTACTGGCACACTACGCAGGTATTGGTGACATTGAAGTCAAAGGCTAAGTAGAGTGGATAGGCTGGGTTAGCCTTGATGTAGCCTCCGAAGACATGCTTGCTATAGTCGAAGGTATAAGCAAATAGGCTCTCCCTATCCCAGACTCCCCACTGCCCAAGTGCATAGACTTCATAGTAGGTCTGGTTGACTGTCTTGAGTGCCTCCATCCTTGTGACATACTCATCATCAAGGAAGTTCAGAGCATCCCGGTAAGTTCCATGAAGCCTAAGTATCTGAGTCTGCTCCTTGTCTGGCACATCATCAAAAAACCTTTTCTTAATCCAATGGCTATCTGAGACAGGATTGAATGTCAAGAAGAACCTCTTAGGAGTGTCTGACTTACCCCTGAGTCGGAGAGTGATCTGAGTGAAGTCCTCAAGACTTAGCTCAGTGGCTTCCTCTATCCAGATGTACTTTGCCTGGGAGAGTGACTTGAGCTTCTCAGGATCATCACAGCCTAAGAACACTATCCGGTTAGTGCCAGACTGAAGCTCAAGGTATCCGGTCTTAGCCTTGACCACCTTCTCAAATCCCCACTGACTTATCTTGTTTCTGAAATCAGCAAAGACTGAGTTTCTCAGGGTAGCTGCTACCTTACGGATGACAAAGTAGGTCTGGAATTGGTTGGCCTTATTGTCAATGATTTCACTCAGGAATATCTGAATCATTGTCTGGCTCTTTCCACTTCCTGCCCCACCCCAGAGGATGTTGTATGTCTTAGGCTCAACCAGAGCAGGCAGATACTTCTGACTCCACAGCTCCTCGCTGGATAGGTCATAGAGAGCCATTACTCAGCCTCTGGCTTGCGTAAGACTTTCGGCAGGATTACTTCATTGACCTGCATAGTCACTTGCTCCTGGTTCATTAGGCCAAGGTCTCTAGCTATGATGTTATGATTAAAGAAGCCAGAGGAAGCACCCTCAAACTTCTGGGCAATGATAGCTTGTTCTATGCGTGTAAAGACCTTTGAGAAGCCTTCTGATTTGGACTTATAAACTGAAAGATTGCCATAGCTTGAGAATCCACAAGCAAGGGCAAAGCCATCTTTAGTCAGCACTCTTTTTTTAGGGATGTCTACCCTCATTGCATCCTTGCCTCTGAAGTCTACTTCTATCAATGGGTTCTCTTCTGCCCACTGAACATAGAGCATAAAGTTCTCCCAGATTTCTTCAGGTGTTTTGAACTTGCCATCAAGACCATGCTTGAGGCGCAATTGCCAACAGTTGTTTCCTTTCGGTGCTGCCATAATGTGTACCGGGATTGCTCCCCTTGTTTTGGTTTTGGTGATTACTTCTTTTTCTTAGATGTCTTCTTGGCCTTCTTAGCCACAGATAGAGCAATGGCTACTGCCTGCTTCTGAGGCTTGCCTGACTTCATCTCGGTCTTGATATTGCTGCTAACTGTCTTAGCACTGTAACCTTTCTTCAACGGCATTGTCTTAGTGATAGTTTTGGCAAAGATAGGTATTTCAACATTGCCTCATAGATGGCCTTCTGGTTAGTCCATCTACTCAAGTATCTGTTCTTGTCATTAGCATTTGCACTGTCAATAATCTTTTTCTCTAGCTGATTGATTTTTCTGGTCAGATAGTCAATGCAGTCTTGGTAGTCTATCTCGGTCTCGATGTGGTGATACTTCATGTCATTTATGTAAGTGCCTGTTCCTTGATAAATCTCTGGAATCATGCTAATGTGAATATTGGTCATAGTCCTTGAGCTGCATTAATGGGGCATCGAAACGCAAAGGTATGATTCCTGTGCTGCCTGACCTCATCTTGACCTGATCTATCAAGCACAGGCCAGCATTAGGTAATTCGGTGCTGCCTACCTTGGTTGTGGATGATGGCTCAAAGTAGTACTCAGGCCGGAGCATCATCCAGATGACATCTGCATCCTGCTCTACTGAGCCAGACTCTCTGAGGTCACTCATGAGAGGCATCTTATCACCTCGCTCATCTACTCTCCGGCTAAGCTGGCTGAGTGCCACTACCGGAATCTGTAGCTCTTTGGCAAGCAGCTTCAACCCTCTGCTTATCTCGCCTATGATATTGACTCGGTTTGTCTCCTTTGGGTTGACCGAATTGACCAGCCCGATGTAGTCAACGAATATGACCTTAATGCCGTACTTGTTCTTCCACATGGTGGCCTTGGTGCGAATCTTTGAGATGTTTAAATAGCCTTCATCGGTTATCTTGATAGGCCAGTCCTTCATCCTCTGGACTGCCTCATGGATTGCGCTCTTGTCATACTGATTAAGCTCTCCTTGCTTGATTTTGTATGCCCAGACATTAGACTCCTGAGATGCCAGCCTTTGGACTAGCTCATGCTTGGTCATCTCCAGACTGAACATGCCACAGCCTACTCCTGCCTTGGCTAGGTTACGGATAAGGCTTACCACTAAGGCAGTCTTGCCTTGCCCTGGTCTAGCACCGACAACAGTCAGCTCTCCATTGGTCAGGCCACCGCATAGCTTGTCAAGTGCAGCTATGCCTGTCCGGTGTCCGGCTATCTCTCCCGGCTTACTTGTCAGCCATTGGTTGGATGACTCAATGAGCTGCTGCTTGAAGTCATCATCGTTTTTGGTTATCGAAGATGCAAAGAGTGCATCAAGCTTGCTTTGGTACTTGGAATAAATGTCAAACACATCACCTGAGTCTGACTGTGACTCTTGAAGGAGCTGCATGCTGATGCCATATAGCTTGGCTCTGATGTACTGCTCAACCAAGTAGCGACAATGGACTTCAGTATGCCCAGGAGACTTGAGGCTGCTAAAGACTTGGGCAATGTACTTGAGTCCTCCTGACTCCTTCACAAGACCAGACTTCTTGATTGTGGCTACTGTGGTCTCTAGATCTACAGGCTCTCCGGCATCTTGTTGAGCTTGGATTGCCTGAGCTATTGTTCGGTGCTTGTCTACTTGGAAGCAGTCAAGAGTAGGTAACACTTGGAATGCTGTGAGCCTATCCTCAGGGGAGAGCATCATAGCTGAGAGGACTTGCCTCTCTAGTTCATCATTTTCAAATTTCATCTCTATTGGTTTGGGGTAAAATTATAGGTTTCATGCAGCCGGTGCGACCGGCCGGCCGGAAGTTCTTGGGTTTG